AGCCACCTCTTGGGTTCAATGGGGGAGCCATCGGGAACATCGACGGTCACAAAGAGGAAGAGCTTGCCTTTGCGGTAAACGAGATCGGCTTGGCCCCTGACGCCTTCAAGGCGAGCCCGATGGTAGTCGCCAACAGCACATGGAACGGTGAGACGACCATCGAGTGCCAGGAGGCTCACACGGTCGAGGCCGTTTTTGAACGTGTAGAGACGCTGATCGTACGCGATGGCCCCCAGAGGCTTGAACGTGCAAAGCTTCGTCTTGTCCCGCTTGTAGACCTCGCAGACCTTGCTGATGGCACGCACGGTGTGCTGAGCACTGAGGTCGAACTGGCTTCGCAGCTCGTGGTAGAAGAGCTTCTGAAGCCCAAGCTTGTCTGCCGACTGAAGCTCGAAAGCTTTTATCGCCAGCCAGGAACACGCTTCGTTCACTCGACGCATGGTGGCAAGAAGACGCTCTTGCTCTTCGGGCGAAGTAAGCAACCTGACGCTGGCAACGAGCTTCACGACCATAGGCTTAGCACGTCTAAGCTGATATGCAACCAGGAAAAGGGAGCGGCGCTTCCTCCCCGGCCTAAAGGCCGGGGCTTCCGCACCGAAGAACGGTGATCCAACGATAGTTGCAAGGGTTGCAAGGCACTACAGGTAGTGGTATGCACCTTTTGCGGCCACAACAGGCTGCACTGGAGGGTCGCATGAGGGTGCCGATCGCTAGAAGTGCAAGCTACGAGGGTGACTACAACGAACGCAAAGAGTCGCACGAGCGGGAGGACGCTGAGAAGCGGCTACCCGAAAGCGACATCTGGGATCTCTATCAACTTTGGCACATCGTCCCAGGTCGAGTGGGGCTGTCGAGCAACCTGGGAAGCCTGATCGCCAAACTACAGATGCTGTCGTGTCGTGAGGATGTGGTCACCGAGGATCGGACTGAGGCTCCTCCTCCCAAGAAGACGGTGGTCGAGACCCCCGCCGACAAACTCGGGAGGGAGGCCGCAGAAGCTGAACTGAAGCTCCGGGCGGACCGAACGTTCGTCGACCTTGAGCCAGCCGAACCTCCAGTCGTCCGCAAGCGACAGAAGCGAGCCCGGCTGGCGCCGCGATGGCTTTACGGCGCTCCCGTCGCCCGAGGATATCAGCCCGACTACATCCACTGCAGCGCTGCAGGTACAACCTCTGGCTGCGCCCGACGAGTCACGGTCAACTACCGCGAGAACGGGGTCGATTCGGTGGAACTGGTGGCCGTCCCGCTGACCCTCGAGTCGTGGGTCGACTGGACCAGTGAAGCGACGAAGATGCGAAACTCGGTGCGTTTGACGTGGCGCGCCCTGAAGAGGATGACGGACGAAGGCGATGGCGAACTCGTGGTGGCCCTCTATCTGGCGTATTCTGGCGAGCCTCCGCCGTCGGAGTTCAAACCGCTTTTCCAGCCGAAGGACGCAGATTTGGCTGCCCTCGTCCTGGATACGTCAACGGTCATGCAGCACACGAAGTCGATGACGTCCAAGATCCGGGCTCAGTCAGCCACCCCTTTCGCTTGCCGGATGACTGAGACGCCGCACACCGCTGCGCAAGACCTCCTGACCGCCAAGCACGGCGACAGCCCGGAGAAGACGGCGGCGCGCACTGATGCTCGCGTGAAGGTTCGCGCGAACGCCCACGCGCTGCTCGAACTCGCCGGCAACCACTACCTGCGGGCGAAGCGGCTAGAGGCTGCGCTTGTCGAGCAAGAGGACGCTGCCCGCGCGTCACAGAGGGCGAAGGTGTCGCGATGAAGTGGCACCGTATCGATGTCTTCATCGCAGCAACGATCGGCCGTACGTGGGATCCTGAACCGTTGCCGGAGCGACTGCGGGGGGTGACCGAGACCTTCGAAGACGTCAAGAAGCGGGTCTTTGCCCAGCAGCCCAAGGTGCGTACGCCATGAGCCTCCCGTCCCCCATGCTCACCATCCAGGAGACGATCAGGGCACTCAAAGCTGAAGGCCTCAGCATGACCGGTAAGCAGGTCCGGCGGTGGCTCCTCGAGAGGGCCGCGCTGCGCACCGCGACTGGAGAACCAAGCTACCCCGGGCTTCTCCAGGGCTCCCACCGCAAGTGGCTGGTCCAGGGGGCTGCCCTTGCGCGCGTCATCGGTCACGATCGCGTGGGCGTCGAGGCGATGTGTCGAGAGAACTCCGCCCGCATCGACATCCACGAACTTCGGCTGGAGCGGCTCGATGCGAAGCTTCGAATGTGCCCGTAGGCGCGCCTGTCCCATGGTGGGCCATAAATGGCCCACCTGAGACGTTCTGAGTTGAGGATGCAGATAGTGATAGGAGCCGGGTTGTACGCGGACTCCCTCTACCGCGTCCCCGCTCCGTCTACATGGAACCCCCCGCCGATCCTCCGGAAGTAAAGCCGTCTAGGCCGAAGGGATGGCGCATACGCCAGGGCCTTCCGAGGCACTCCCATGGAGTCCGAGATGCGGAAATGGTCGTGGCGCAAGAGCGCCGCGCAGCCATCCTCAAGATGCGACGTGAGGGCAAGCAGGTCACCGAGATCGCCAAAGAACTGGGGATCAAAGTGACGCAAGTATCCTCGCTCTTCCAACAGGCTCTCGTGGAAATCATCCCAGAGGAAGACCGGAAGTTCGGCCGTGCTCTTACCCGCGCTCGCTACGAGGACATGCTGGAGAAACTGCAGCCAGCGATGGAAAGCACGGATCCAGACACGCTAATCAAGGCCATCGGGGCTGCCCGAGCGGTCATCGCGGATCTGACCAAACTCGATGGACAGAACGAGCCTACGAAGACGGAGGTCACCAATACCGGTGATGTCGCGATTACCGTGACGCTCGAGGCGATCATGTCCGCCAGGTCTGCGGTAAACGCCAATCTGAAGCTACTGGAAACACATGGCACAAGCAGCGATGAACTTCCAGGAAGGACCCTTCCTGGACGAGAAGACGCTGAAGGCGGAGAGAGATAAGCTCCTTCACGTAGCGCTGAGCGGCAACGGTTCGGTCGAGTCGTTCCTCACGTTCTGCGGCTTACTGCAACTGGTGACCGACAAGGGCGGAGACCGTATCCCGTTCTCTCTTTCGCCAATCCAGTATGCGTACACTAAGGCCAGGACGTCTCGCGACATCATCCTCAAACCGAGGCGCGCATACGTTACTACACTAGAGGTCGCTCGCGATATCTGGTGGTTCCTGTCGAAGCGTGGCGCTCACGTGCTCATGGTTGTCCCTCCACAGGATGATAACCGTGCCCGCAATAACATGGCGGAGATGTTTCGCATCTTCTTCGCCTCTCTAAAAGACGTCGGACTCGAGCTAAAGTTTGGCGGCGAGAAGGCTGTCAACACGTGGAAGCTCCCCAGTCGGGACGCCGAGATGTCGATCATGTCGGCGGGCGGCTCGGAGATATCCGCGCAGAAGGGCGTCCGAGGCACCAAGTGTAACCGACTCCACATGACGGAGGTCGCGTTCTGGGGAGACTACGCGGACGAGACCTACAAGGGCATCGAGCCTTGCCTGCCCATCGAGGGCGGCGAGGTCGTCATCGAATCTACACCCAACGGCGCCAGCGGGTTCTACTTCGACCAGTGGCGGATGGCGGTCGAGAACCGAAGCAACTTCATCCCGCACTTCTTCCCGTGGTGGCACCACCCGCTCTACCGGATGCCGCTCAAAGGGCCGTTCAGCCCTCAAACCGAGCGCGAGCGAAGCTTCCTGGCGCAGGGTGTGACGCCCGAACAGATCGAGTGGTACCGCTGGAAGTTGAAGGAAAAGGGCGGCGACGCCCGAGCGGTCGACCAAGAGTATCCGTCCGACCCGGACACGTGCTTCCTCGTCAGCGGTCGCACGTTCTTCGACGCGGTCAGGACGCAGACGATGACCGAGACGGCGCTTGCTGGCGCCGAGCCTGACGTATACAGCGTCGTCAAGCAGTCGGGGATGATGGTGCCCGTCCAGGTGGGCCGCAGTTCGGATTCGTTCGCGAAGCTCGATACGGTCCGCGTCTTCCACCGCCCCGAGCGTGGACGGCAGTATGTGCTGGCCCTGGACCCTGCAGCCGGCGAGGGCGGCGACCCCTCCGCGGGCATCCTGCTCGAGCGCGAGACGGGGCGCCACATGGCGACCATCTGGGGCCAATTCAGTCCCGTCCAACTCGCCCGCGTCGGCGCCATCGTCGCCAAAACGTACAATGTTGCGGCCATCGCGGTCGAGCGGCAGATGCACGGCTCGGCGGTCCTGCAGGCGCTCGACATCGCCCACAACAGCATCGGCCTGTCGAAGCCATACCCTCGCATCTTCAGGGATGTCGACGGCAAGCCAGGTTGGAACAACACTGCGCCCGCCCGTACCGCCGCTCTCGACAACTTGCAGGAGGCCCACACGCGAGGGGTCTTCACGACGCGGGATGTCGCGCTCTTGGCCGAGTTCCGGACCTTCATCGTCAACACGATGGGCAAGGCGGAAGGTGCCAAGGGCACACACGACGACCTCACGATGGGGACCGCGATAGCTTGGGTAGCGGTGTGCCGAGCCCAACCCAGGCACCACGACGACCTGCCGCCCCTATAGCCTATGGCCCTACACTCCACCGCCGTGATCCAGGATTCGGCCCGCGTGCCGATCTTGCCGAAGGGTGGGGCGCCGGTCTCGTCCGTAGCGTCCACGTCGATGACGTATGGCCGCCTCAACGAGACGAACCCTGAGTACAAGGCGGAGACGTGGGCCACCATCGAGGCCCTCTACGTGGGCGGGTTCGGCATCCAGAAGGACGCGTCGAAGCACGTCCAGAAGCTCTTCCTCGAGGCCGACGACCGGTACGCTGAGCGGTGCAAAATCGCTAGCTATCAGCCGTACTTCACGGAGATCATCGACCAGTTTGTCGCAGATGTCTTCGTTGAGCCGCTGAACATCAAGCCGCAGGCGGACGCGGACAACCCGGACACTCCCGGCGAGGAGCCCGATCGGGACTACTACTCGTCGTTCGCCGCCAACTGCGACCGTCGCGGCCAGAAGTTCGCGGGCCTGCTCGAGATCACGCTTCGTGAGGCGCTGAAGAAGGGCGTCGCTATTGTCGCGCTCGACGCTCCCAATTTCGACGACGCGCTGGTTGCAGAGACTCGCGCGGACGAGGAGAAGAGCGGCGCGCTCGACCTCTACGCCTATGACGTGCCCGTTGAGGGTCTCCTGTCCTGGGAGCCCGACAATGAGGGCGGCCTGAAGTGGGCCATCATCAAGACCGTCTGTACTCCGCGGGAGAGCCCGATGGACGTGCGGGACACGGTCATCGAGACGTTCACGGTCTGGCGCAAGCTCGACGGCGTGGTCGACTGGACCCGCTACGAGTGCCGCCACAAGATCGAAGAGACGCCGAAGAACGAGTCGATCGTTGACCGGGTCGGTGGCGGGACGACGAGCTTCAAGCGCGTCCCCATCCTGCGGCTCGAACTCCCCCTCGGGCTGTGGGTTGGCAACAAGATCGGCACCCAGGCGCTCGAGCACTGGAACCGGTACTCGGCGCTCGTCGGCGCAGAGAACCGAAGTCTCTGCGCGATCCCGTACATCAAGCGCGGCAGCGAACTTGGTGCGCCCGGCGGATCACTCCCGTCGGCCACCCAGCAAGACGAGCAGCGCGGCTCGAACCCTGTAGCCCGTTTCCACAAGAAGGGCTACGTCGAGATCGGCTCCGGGGACGAGCTTGGATTCGCTGAGCCGTCGGGCCACTGCTACACGGTCACGGCCGACCAACTCGACAAACTGAAGAACGCGATGTTCGCGGTCTCGCATCAGATGGCGGTCAGCATCCAGCCGACCAAAGCCGCGTTGCAGCGGTCGGGCCTGTCCAAGCAGAAGGACGAGGACGCCAAAACCAAGGTGCTCCGCGTCCTTGGCGCCATCATCCGCACCTTCGCCACGCTGGTCTACACAACGGTCAGCGAGGCCCGCGGCGAGAACGTCGTCTGGAACGCTCACGGCCTCGAGGACTACGTTGACGAGGACCGTCAGCAGCTCATCGAAGAAGCGGTGAGAATGGACACGATCCCGATCCCGAGCGTGACGTTCCGGCGCCACTACAAGCGCGAGATCGCCAGGAAACTCCTTGGGTCCGCAGAACCAGGGGTCCTCGACACCATCAACAACGAGATCAATGAAGGCGTAGACGCCGAAGAGGCGATGCGCTCCATGCAGGCGGATGCCCAGAAGGACGCCATCCTGAACCCTCAGGACCACGCTCCGCAGGGCGCCGTGAGGCCGGTCCAGCCCGTGAAGCCGGTTGCGCCGGTCAAGCTCGGAGCGGGCGACTCGCCGCAAGGCAGCGCTGCAAGCGGCGGCCAGCCTACCGGCCCATCGGCGTCGGCCCCCCTCGGCGACGGCGGCCAGCCGGAACTGCCCGAAGGTGCTCACTTGCAGACCGGGCAGCATGTGGACGCGCATGCTGTGTGGGATCTCCTCAAGGACGATTACGAGGAGAAGGACATCGGTTGGGTCCTGCAGATTCCGTGGATTGGTCCGGTCGAAGTTCCGCTGGGATCGATCGACAGTAGCAACCGTGATGCTTGGGCGGCAGTCGACGATACAAAGAAGGTCGACAGGTTCGCCGACAAGATCGCCAACGAGGGGTTCTCCAAGCCGGTCATCCTGGTCAACGCGCCGTCCAACTCGGCCAAGATGCGGATTGTTGACGGACACCATCGATATCTTGCATATGAACAGAACGGTCAAGCTGTGATGGCATATGTGGGACAGGTAGGCACCACGTCTGGCCCATGGGACACTCTTCATGACCGCGAGGTCGACGCCCAGAAACCATCAGCGTCCGGCACCCTGAAGTCGAAGCAGGTCAGTCGACAATCGTCGAGGCAGAAGTGACCACCATCGCCTGGGACGGCAAGACGCTCGCGGCCGACACGCTGGCGACGTCGGACGGCCTGCGTCGCAAGTGCTCCAAACTGGTCGTGACACCGTTGCACTTCTACGGCGGCACCGGCCTGGAAGGCGACATGGTGACGGTGGGCCACTGGGTCAAGGGTGGCGCGCCGCTTCAGCGTCCGACCGTTGAAGAAGACGGCATCCACGGCATCCTCGTGGACCGCAAGACCGGTCGGGCCTTCATGCTGATGGGGAAGAACCTCGCGGCGTGCCCCATCCACGACGCGACCGCAGCGTGCGGCAGCGGTCGCGACTTTGCGCTCGCAGCCATGCACCTCGGCAAGACGGCGGTCGAGGCCGTGGAAGTGTCGGCCAAGTTCGACGTGTGGACGTCGCTACCCGTCGAGTCGGCCGCGATCAACGACCCCGTCCCCGAGCCGTGATCCTCACCGCCAAGTTGGAGGCAGCCCCCTCCAAGGGCCAGTCGAAGCTTCCGCCCCCCAAGGGCAAGCAGGCTGACGTCATCCGCATCTCGGCGGGCGCTCTCCTGGTCGCAGAGGCCAAGGCGCGCCGCGACCTGCAGCGGACGATGAAACTCCACTCGCTCGAGGCGTCCGAGAACGCCAGAGAGCAGCAGCGGGGCGATGGTACCGTCGAACTGGCCACCCTGGGCGCCATCCTTCTCCTGCACTCGAGGAGGATGTCGGCAGCGCTGGCTGAGCGACTGCAGTTGGCCAAGCACCACGCCCGCGAGGTCGGGGCTGCGAGGCTGAAGACGGAGTTGCGGGCCGCTGGTGGACAGAAGCTCCTCTGGCGGATCCCCGCCATCCAGCAACGACACGAGGATGCGCAGGCAATCATGGCCGCGGACTCGCTGTCGGTGCAGTGGCGCACCCGCGCGCTCCAGAACGCGATGCAGAAGCAGCGTCTCGCCGCATCAGAGGACGAGGCTGCCGGCGTAGCTGCCGAGGAGGTCTATGGGGCCGCCGTGGCGACCTCCAGGTCCGTCGACAGAACTGCAGCCACTGAGGTGGCCAGGGCGTTCAACGAAGGCCACAGCGAGGCTGCTGTGGGTCTTCAAGACCTCGACGAAGAAGACCTCGCGGGCTTCCAAGGCTCCGGGATCTCCGGAGAGTTGGACGAGTACCCCGGCGTCA